CTTCACGACCTCCGGCTGGTGGACCTTGTCCTGGTAGCTCAGGCTCACGATCCGCTCCTGGATCGTCGTGCCGTACTCCGGCAGCGGGATCCGGCACACCGTGCCCAGCGTCAGCCGGTCCATTGTCTCGCCGGTGGCGTCCGCCAGCTCAAAGCCTTCCACGTCGATGCTCACCGTGGGCTCCGCGTGGGCGTTCAGCCGCTCGTTCGCCCACCGCTGCAGCTCCGCCTTCGTCTCGATGCTGTTGTCCGTCTCAACCTTGCTCACCACGCCGTAGGCTGCCGTGTTCTTCTCTACGTAGCCGTTGCCGTCCAGGTGCAGGTCGTTCGCGCCGATCGGGTAGAACCGGGTGTACATCCCGCTCTTGTCGATGGTCCTCGTGATGGTCCGGAGGTTCCGGTTCACCCTCAGCTCGCTCCCCACCGCGCTGCTTTTCTGCGTGATGTTCAGTTTGAACGGATAGGTGCTGAAGTCGTAAGACCACCAGGCGTCCTGCAGGCTGTCGCTGACGGTCTCCAGCGCGTCAAACAGCGTGTCCCCGTCGAACTTGTACGGGTTCGCCACATTGTAGGGGAAGCTCCCCAGCGTCCAGTCGCTCTGCTGTCCCAGGATGTAGCGGATCGCCTGCAGCGCCGTGCAGGTCGTCGCCTTGCTGTTCCCGGTGATCTGCGCCGGGCCGTGCGTTCCGAACAGGATCCTGTCCTTCAGCGTCGCGATCGCGTGCTCCAGGCTCACCGTCGGCGTCTGCGTCGCGTATGCCTGGGCGATACTCTTCACCCGCCACACGATGCCGTTCCCCGGGTTCCCTTCGTCCTTCAGCCAGCTGTTCACCTGGATGCCGGTCATGTCCGCCGGCGTCAGGCTCGCGGAGCTGTCCCGCTCCTTCAGCTGGATGCTCATCGCCTCCACCGGCACCTTCCGCGCCGATGTCAGGCTGTGTCCGGAAAGCAGGATCATTTAGACCCACCTCCCGTAGCTCTGCACCGTCAGCACGCCGGCACGATCCGCGCCGTAGTCGACGGCCACGTTGCCGGGGTTCACGATCAGGTCGTCCGCGCCGGTGTACTTGCTGTACACGCTGGTCGAGCCGATCATGATCCTCAGCAGGCCGTCCGTCCCGTGGCTGATGGTCAGCGTGCCGCTGCCTCCCAGCCCCAGGTTCGCCAGCGTGATCCGCTGCCCAGCCGCCTGCACCCACAGGTTGTTAATGGTCATCCCGCTGCGGTTCTGGAATGTCGCGTCCAGCACCGTCGGCATATTCCCGCCCACCGGGATCCACACCCGTCCGCTGGCGGCGGTATTGCTCACCGCGTTCGCCGGCAGCTCATCCTGCCAGAACGGCACGTTATAGGCCCGGAAGACGATGGTGTATTCGTCCGTCCAGTTCCACAGATCGCCGCTCCCCGGGAGGATCACCTTGTCCACATAAAAGCGCCGGCCTTCCATCCAGTTGACCGTCAGCCAGCCCTTCTTCAGCGCCCAGGCCGTCACCGCCTCGAACACCTGCCGGCGGAGGATCATCTCCCGCTTCGGCACGTCGATGGCGTAGGTGACGCTGACCTCCAGCGTGTCCCAGTGCTGGCCGGTCATCCGCTGCCCCCAGCCGCCCATGCGGCTCACGGCGCTGATGGTTTCCTTCGGTACGCCCGGGTCAATGCTCCGGATCACGATCGCGTCGTGGAGCTCGTCCAGCTGCACGCCGCCCAGCGCCACACGTTTGCTAAGAATCATCGGATCGCCCTCCGTTTATTTTGTGAGTCCTGCGAGGATCCCGGCCATGGCGCTGTTCACGTACGGCGTCAGCACGTTTCCGGCCTGCTGGCCGTCGATGTAGATCTTGACGCTCGCCATCCCGCGGAGGATCGCTTCCTCCACCTGTCCGGGCATCCCCTTCAGCGTGCCGGCGGCCGCGCTCATATCGCTGGAGGACTGCCGGCTGGCTTCGCTGTTTCCGCTCAGCTCGTCCGCGACTTCCTCCATTTTCTCCGCCGCACTGTGAGCTTTCACCCAGGCCATCTGCTCTTCAATACTCCAGTCGTCGCTGAACTCCCAGTTGTCCGTCGGCTCGCTTTTGGAGACCTCCGGAACATATCCGCCGTTGTCTCCGGTGTTGTACTTCTCAGCCTCCAGCTGTTGCTGGTGTATCTTGTCCCAGTAGAGGATGTTGTTCTTCCCCAGTTTCGCCAGCACGTTCGCGTTCTCGCTGTTCGCATCCCAGTTGCTGCTGAAAGTCTCAACGTTGTGTTCCAGTTCCCTGGTCTTTTCTTCGATGTCAGCCTGCAGCCCCTCGATGACGTTCGTCCCATCCCGCAGCGCCCGGCCTGTGTTCGTCTGGTTCAGGAACATGTCAAGCGCAACGCTTGGAAGCCCGCCCTGGGAAGCCAGGAACTCAGCCCCTTTGGTCGTCGCTTGCGTCAGGCCGTTCATAAATCCGGTCGTCCATGTGCTGCCGTTTCCGCCTGTGGTTGGCTGCCCTGTCGGCTGCCCCGGATTTTTATTCCCACCGAACAGGTTGAAGTTCTTCAACCCGTTAATCAGCTGCAGGACGTGCAGTGCTCCGCCGGTCAGCTTGAGACCGGCCCAGCCGACCACGATCCATTTAAGGGCCTCGACCACGTCTTCCTTGTGTTCGACGATCCACTTCATGCCGTCGGTGATCGCTGACAGCACGTTCTCCACGAACGACTGGCCCTCTTCACTCTTGAGCCACTCCTGGATTTTCTCCAGCTGTTCGCCGACGATCTCCAGGGCCTGCTTCATCGGTGTCGCGAACTGGGCCAGCGCTTCATGCTTGAAGGTCTCCCAGTTAGCCATCAGCTTCTGGTATTCGTCATCCATTGACTGAAGGTTGTCTATGCTCTCCTGGCTGACGACATTCCAGCTTTTGTTCAGTTCTTCGTATTCTTTCCGCCCGGACTCAAACAGCGGGATCAGTTCGTTCCAGCTCCGGCCGAAGAGCTTCTGGGCGTACGCTTCCTTGTCGTACTCGTCGCCCATCTTCATCAGGGCTTCGCCGGTCTTCCAGAACAGGTCCTCCGCGTCCTCCGCCTGATCCGGGTCAATGCCAAGCGCCGCGAACGCGCCCATCGTCTCTTCGCTCCGGCCGGCCATTTCCTTCTTCAGCCGCTTCCGGGCGCTGATGATCGCGTCCACCGGGGTGTCGATCAGCCTGGCGGTCTTTTCCATCCGCTGCAGCTCTTCCGGGGTCATCTCGTAGAAGGTGGCCCGCGTCTGCAGGTCATCCGCCCAGCTGCCGGCGTCCAGCATCGTGCTGGCGACCTGCTTGCCGAAGCTGATCACCTTTTTCGCGGCTTTCTCGATGCCGCCTGTGATCTTGTCGAAGCCCTCCGTGATGTTCTGCCAGCTGATGCCCTTGCCGATGTTCGACAGCTGGCTGTTCATCTCGCTGACGCCGTCAGCTGCCGCGTCTCCGGCATCCGCCACGCCGTTCATCTGGTTTTCGGTGTCGATTATCGCAGCCTTCGCGTTGACCATCTGCCGGTACATATCCTGGTACGCTTTGCTGGCCCGGTCGATGCCGCGGCTCTGCATATCCTGCAGGGCCTTCTCCGCGTTCGCCAGGATCGTCTTCTGCTGTTCCAGCTTCGCCTTCAGGAGCTCCGCCTTTTCGGTCATGTAGCTCTCAGCGTCGCCGGTCTGCTTAAAAGTCTTTTCTGTCAGGGTGAGCTGGGCGTCCAGGGTCTTGACGGCCTGCTTCGCCTGGGTCATGTTGGTCTTAAACTGGGAGATGCCCTCAACGCCCAGTTTTACGGTCGCGCCGCTTGCCATGTGTTCACCCTCTCGCTATTTCCTTCTGATTCCGTGCTGCACGTCATCGTAATTCCTGCGGTATATGTACAGGTCCATGACCTGCCCGGGCTTCATCCGGTGTATCTCCGGCAGCGTCAGCCCGGCGATCAGACCCCAGCTGACCACCGTCAGGTAAGTCAGCCGGCCTTCCCGTCTTTTTTTTTCATTTCCTCCAGGGTCACGTCAACCGGGCCCTCTTCTTCCTTTTCCGGGATCTCGCTGGCCATGCCCGCGTTCATCGCGTCCATGCAGCTGTTGATCATCATCAGCAGGTCGGACGGCTTCAGCGCCCGCATGACCTGCTTGTCCGTCAGATCCGGCTCCTGCCCGGCTTCCTCCAGCCCGGCGTTCCCCAGGATCCTGATGGCCTTCGCCACCGCGCCGATCTGATCCGCGCCGCCGAAGCGGCTCATGTCCTCTTTGTTCTCCGGGTTCCTGCCCAGGATCGTGTCGATAGCCTTCCCCAGCGGTCCGATCTCTTCCTGGATCTGCTTCATCTCGTAGACTGTGTAAACGAGCGGGATCTCCCGCCCCTTCAGTGTGATCGATGCCATACCCCTTATACCCCTTTCAAAACGCAAAAAGCCGGAGGCGGAGGATCGTCTCCCCCGCCCCCTGTAGTTCTTAGGAAATACCGGCCTTGCTGTTCAGGTAGCTCTTCGCGCTCGCGAGGGAGTCGAAGCTCTTATGCTGTGCAAAGCTCAGCACGCCGGTGCTGTCCAGGCTGACGCCAGCACCAACGCCTTCCAGCGTGGGCACGCGCCACTCGATGTTCTGTTCCTTCGTCCGGGTTTCCTCAGAAGAGATGGAGAACTTCAGCTTCTGGAACCACCAGGCCTCATAGGTCGTGGTCACCGTGCTGGCGCCCTTCGTCCGCATCACGCGGATGTAGCCGAAGCCAACGTCCGGGCTGGCGGCGTCCGTGACGGTGTATTCGTCCGTGGCGACAATCTCGCCCAGGAGCTTCTGCCGGTTCGTGGCACTCAGGCCGGAAGGCTCGAAGCTGATCGTGTAGCCCAGCACACCGTTGTCGCTGTCCAGCTCCACGTCGTCGCCGTAGAAGTGGCCGTCCGCGCGGTTCCAGGAAAGGGACGCGCTGACCGCTTCAGCTACGACGAAGCCGTTGCCGTAGGTGATGCTGGTGCCGGGGGTGTAGGCGCTCACCGGAGCGGCTACGGGATAAAGCATACCAACATTTGCGTTCATGTGTTCATCCTCCAGTTGTTTCTTTGGTTATGGCGTCGAAGGAGCTTTCGATCTTCTCCTTCATCGCCGTCAGTACTTTGGTCTTTGCTTTGGTCGATGCCGACCTGACAAACGGCTGCTTTTGCATAAAGCTGGTTCCTGAGTTGATGGCGTTCACGATCTGCGGGATGGGCTTTTCCTTGTTCCCCAGCATCGCGTATCCGGCGTTCCGGAAACCGATGGAGGTGTCCACCGAATCAGCGCCCTTGTCGAACTTTGCGATGCCGGCGCTCGCCGCCTCGACGATCGCCTTCTCTTCCGGGCTCGGGAGCCGCGTGCCTTCCCTGGCGTAATGGAACGGCTCCGTCTTGATCGCCTCCGCGCCTTTGTTGATCGCTTCGGCCATCATGCCGGCGCCTTCATACAGCGCCTGGGAGGCCACAGACTGGGCACTGTTGCCCAGCTTATCCAGCAGTCCGCTGAACTCTGTCAGCCCGTCAACCGTCATCCTGTACGCCATCGTCGTCACCGCCTTCGCCTTCCGGTTCCGGCGCCGGTTCTTCCGGCGTGTCAACGCACTGGAACACCCATTCCACATGGAACAGGCCCGTGCCGCTCTCGTACTGTGTGCTGTTCAGGCTCCAGCTGTTGCCCAGGATCTCCGTCAGGATCTCCTCCACCTCTTCGTTCAGGTCGTCCCTGTCCGTCAGTTTCGGATAATACTGATCGATACTGCCCTCCCAGGCGCGGTCAGCCTTCCAGCCGTCCGCGTCAAGACTTCCGGCTTCAAAGTCCAGCTGAATAGTCCTGTACGCGCCTTCCGGGCGTGCTTTCCAACCGTACTCAGCGATTGGCGTGGAGCACAGTTTCAGCGCGGCCACAAGTGCCGTGTACTCGCTCGGCATTTAGCCCACCCCCTCAACCGCCGGTTCCGGTGCCGGTACGGGTTTCGCGTTCCGCGCCACTCGCTGCAGCGTCAGCTCGATCCCGTCCGTCTCCGTGATGTAGGTCCGCAGGATGTCGTACTTCACGCCGTCCAGTTCACACATCCGCTCGCCTTCGTACTCGAAGTCGTGCGCCAGGATCACCTTCAGCTCCGGGTTCAGTCCCTGGCCCATCGCCAGATAGGCTTCCTGCTGTCCGATGGACTTGATGGTGCAGGGCACCGTGCGCTTCGTTTCCGTGGGTTCGGTTCCGACTCCGGCGGCCTCCGGGCTGACCGTGATCAGGTCCACCACGTTAGCCTTCATCATCGCCGTCTTCCTCCTCGCCGTAGTCCGTATACCCGGCCGCGTGCATCAGCTGGACCTTCTGCAGGTCGTAGCTGTCCGCCAGCTGCTGGTAGTTCGGCGGATTGCCGAAGCGCATCTGGGCGTAGGTGATCACCGCACGCATCGCCAGCGGATCCTCCAGCGTGCTCAGGTCCGTCACGGTGTCGCCTGTGGAGATGGTGAAAGTCACCGTCCCCGGCAGCACGATGCCCGCGATCGTCAGATCATTCGCTCCGGCCATCAGCAGGCTCGCGATCTCGCTGTCGTAGTAGGTGGTCGTGACCCGGAGGGCCTTTTTCGCTTCGCTAAGCATTGGTTCTCACCTCGTCGTTATCTCAGGTCAATGCCAGGCAGTTTCTTGCGGAACGCCTGGAACACGGAATCGTCCACGATGATCGAGCTCTTATGTCCCACCTGTACCTTCGGGTCCGCCCAGAT